CCGAGTCCTGATTCATCAGGTTTTGTCTTAACTCGTTCACCCGGCGCGTGTGCACGCGCAAATGGTCGAGCGCCTTGTCCGTGGGCATGTGCTTCATGTCCGGATAGGTCTGTTTCATCAGGCGCAGCGCCTGCCGCATCAACTGGTAGACGCGAACCTTGCTGGTTTTCCACTGGGCCGCGTATTGCGCCGGGTCGCTGTGGACGTAGGCCCATAGAGCGGTAACCAGCCGACGATGCTGCTGGGAGGCCGGCGGCCGCGGCGGATGCTCAATGCAGCGCTGCGCGACTGCCTCTGTCCGGTGGTGGTGCTTTGGGTTGTTGCAGATCCAGTAGGTGATCCGCATTACCCGGGGCCGAGTTTTCGTGATTGTTCGCATGCTACTCATTGTAGCGCAAGGGCGCCCTTTTGGGCGCCCTTTTTATTGGAGGTCCCACATGGCAGAAGCCGCCACCCCTGAAGCGGGCGCGACCAAACCTGAACGAACGAGCCGTGAAGCCGCAATGGAGCGCATCGGGCGCTCCCGGGTTGAGGAGATCAACGCCGACCTCGACAAGGACGAGCAGATCGAGGTCACCGCCTTAAACGAGGACGATGACCCGGACGAGGCGGTTGCCGAGAAGGAACGCATGCGCCTTGAGCGTGAGGCGGCGAAGGTCGAGGCCGGCGAGCGTAAGGGCGGTGACATATACGACTTCCTGGACGAGCCCGACCTCGCGAAGACCAAGGTGCGGGTGAGGGTGGACGGGCGCGAAGAGGAAGTGGTCCTCGCCGACGCCTTAAAGGATGTGCAGAAGCTGCGCGCCGCCTCGAAGCGCCTGGAAGAGGCCTCGATCGCGAAGAAAGAGGCCGAGGAATTGAGGGCCGCGGCGGAAGTCGATGCCGCAGAGATTCGCCGGAAGGCTACCGAAGAGGTGGCTGGCAAGAAGGAAACCCCATCCGAGAAGGCCGGGTTTCATGACGCGGTCAACCTCATGTACGAGGGCGACCAGGAGAAAGGGGCAGAAGCATTTCGCGAGGCGGTGCGGGACGAGATGCGGCGCGGCCAGTCGGGCGCCACCGTGGACGTCGCTGATATCGCAAGGAAGGTTCGCGAACAAGTCGCATGGGATCAGGCAATAGGGCAGTTTTCAGTAGACCACAAGGACATTGTGTCCGACCGGCGTTCTCTCGCGCTATGGCAGGAGGACCTTAACGAGGCCGCGAAGGAGTCTGCGACTCCTACCGAGGCGATCGGCAAGGCAACCGAGCGCTTTCTCGCGTGGAGAAACGGTGCGGGTCACCCCGGTGGTGCAAAGGTAACTACTGATGATGACGCTCTCGCACGACGAGCGGCGGCAAAACGGCAAGGTGCCGAACGTGCCGTCAGGTCATCCACGAGTTTGGCAGCAGGCGCGGCGTCTCACGAGCCCAAGGCTCTGAGCGTCTCGGATGTGATCACGGAGATGAAGAAGCTCCGCGGCCAGACCAATTAATCAGGAGTTACAACCATGTCAGGGCAAGTTTGGGTAACCAATTCCCTGGGCGGATTCATGTACTCGGACAACCTGAGCAAGGAACTCAGGATGGCCGTGCAGCCGCTGGTGAAGTTCCGCCAGTTCGCTGACATCAAGGACGCCGCTCACCAGGGTCTCAACAAGGGCGACACGTTCCACTGGAACGTCTACTCCGACGTCGCGAAGCAGGGAACGACGCTGCTTGAAACGGCGACCGTTCCGGAAACCAACTTTACCATCACGCAGGGCACGATGACCATCACGGAGTTTGCCAACTCCGTGCCCTACACCGGAAAGCTCGACGACCTGTCGCTGCAACCGGTGATGGAGATCGTGCGCAAGGTCCTGAAGAACGACGCGAAGAAGGCCTTCGATATCGCGGCGTGGGACCAGTTCGACGACTGCGCGGTGCGCATAACCCCGACCGGGGGCACCTCCACTACCGCGCTCGACGTGACGACCAACGGCACGGCGACCACGGTGAACAACGTCGCGCTCGGCAAGGCGCATGTGAAACTGATCGTTGACCTCATGAAGGAGCGCGATGTTCCGCCCTACGTGAACGACGATTACGTTTCCATCTCCCACCCCTCGACCTACCGTCCCCTCAAGGACGAGCTGGAGCAGCTCCACCAGTACGTGGAAACGGGCTTCCGGATGATCCTGAACGGCGAGATCGGCCGCTACGAAGCGGTGCGGTTCGTCGAGCAGACCTTCATCCCGAAGGGGGGGCCAGCCGCCATCACCGTCTTCAACCCCGACACCCGCACCCAGCAACTGTGGAGCGCCGGCAAGTCGAGCTGGGCGTTCTTCATGGGTGAGGACACGGTCGCGGAAGCGATCGCGATTCCGGAGGAGATGCGCGGGAAACTCCCGGGGGACTACGGCCGCTCGAAGGGGGTGTCCTGGTACTACATCGGGGGCTTCGGCATTGTTCACGCGCCGCGAGTGGGCGGGGGAACAGCCATTGTCAACGAGCGGCAATGCCGCATTTTCAAGTGGGACAGCGGAACCTGATCGTTTCGAGGGCGGATCGGGCCTTCCCCCGCTGCCCAACCTGTGTCCCGGCAGGGAGGCTGTCGGTTACAAGGAGTAAACCATGAGATACGACCATCCCAATTGCATCGTTCGCCGCGAGGCGAGTTTTGTCACTACAGCCGGCGCCGCAGGGGTCGGAGCGCGCTTTTGCAGTTTTCAGAAGATCAAGCTGAAGGCGGTGCACGCGGCCGTGGTAACGGCCGGCACCTCCGCGGCCGCCAACACGTTGATCATCAAGAACGGCACCACCGCGCTTGGCACCATGACCATGGGCACCAGCACCGCTGGCGCGCTTGTGAATTCGGCGACCTTGAACACCGAGGTCGCCTCCATGAGCGTGCTCTCGGTCACCAACGGGGCCGACGTCCTGGGGGTGAGCATGGTCACCTATGAATACGAGGTGCAGCCTGACGCTGTGCTGACGGCGTAGGGGGGGTCATGAGATACGACCACCCTAATTTCGTCATCCGTCGCGAGTTCCCCACCGTCACCACGGCGGGAGCTGCGGCCGTTGGCGCGCGCTTTGCCTCGTTTCAGAAGATCCGGGTGAAGGCGGTTCACGCGATCGCACTTGTCGCGGGGACTTCCACCAACAACAGCCTCGTCGTCAGGAACGGCACCAACGTCTTGACCACGCTCGCGATGGGCACGAGCACGGTGGGTAGTCACATCTCCAACACCGTGAACGAGATCGTGGACGCGTTCGGCTTCATGTCGGTCACCAACGGATCTGATGCGGTCGGCGTCTCCGCGATCATCTACGAGTACGAGGTGCGGGTCGATTCAGCGGTCACCCCGTAGCAGCGTTCCCCCCGGTAGTCCGGTTCAGGCGCCCCTCGTGGGCGCCTTTTTTTTGGAGTCCACCATGAATCAAGTGAAGTGGCCGCCAGTAGATCCCAAGTCGGTCGATGGCGCATCGCGCGCGGAGCAGAAGGAAGGCGTGCTTCACGTTCCGGAAGGCGAACGGCCGGATTTTTTCTTCTCCGGTGATAACCACACCGTGTCCGGCAAGGGCATTCCTCAGACCGACAAGGGCGGTTTTCTCGGGCGCCCGCACGGCTGGGAGCGCTAAGTCTTAATAACGCGAATCACTATTAAGCGGAGATCAATATGAAACACGAGAACGCACACAAGCGCGGCCGCGGCGAGATCTGCGCTGGCGGCATGGGTAACGGCGGCCTGGAAGGCGGCATGGGCGGCATCCCGGGCCTCGACAAGTCCCTCCAGGGCTTTCCCCGCGGCTCGCTCGATCACGGCTGCGAAAGCCTGGGAAGCATCACCGCCGACACCAAGTCGGACCCGTGGAAGACGGTGCCGGGGCGCAACAACAAAGACTCGACCATATAGGAGCCCTCCATGGCAGAACCCAGACTCGACCGGGCAAAACCCTTCATCACGGTTTTCGGGGATCACGAGTACGCCTTCAAGCAGGGCAACAAGTGCTTCGACCATCATGGGAAGTTTCTGAAAACCGAGGGCGACGAGCCCAAGGCCGAGGAAACCACGAGTCCTGACGAGGCGGCGCTGCGCGCGAAGATCCGCGCCGAGATCGAGGCGGAGATGAAGGCGGAGGCAAAAGCCAAGGCGAAGCCGGCGTGACCTGGCGCCCCGGCGACCCGCAAGCGAACGAGGCCGCCAAGATCCGCTGGGACATCGTTCCCTACACCCGGGGAGTCGGCCTCGATATTGGTTGCGGGGTGCACAAGGCCTTCGATCACTTCATCGGGGTCGATAACCTGCACCACGCCCACGCTTTCGGTATCCACATGGAGCGCTCGGTGGACGTCGTGGTGAAGGACTGCGTGAGGCTCGCTCTTTTCGCCAACGAGAGCGTGGACTTCGTGTTCAGCTCCCACACCCTCGAACACGTTGAGGACACCGAGGCGTGTTTGAAGGAGTGGTGGCGCCTGATCAAGCCCGGCGGTCACCTCGTTCTTTATCTCCCGCACAAGCTCTTCTACCCGCAGATCGGCGATCGCGCGGCCGTCGCGAAGTGGCTGATCTCGCATGCGGACCCCGCCGAAGCGGTGGGGCCGGCGATCGAGCGCCTGGTGAAGGAGAGAAAAGAGCGTGGGGTGAAGGCGGTCGGGGCTCTGTATGCCGGGACGGTCTTCGCCAATCAGGACCACAAGCACGATTTCCTGCCGAGCGATATCACCAACATCATGCTGGGCATCCCGGGCTGGGACCTGATCGAGGATGAGAACAGGAACGAGGGGAAGGAATATTCCTTCTTCCAGGTCTACCGCAAGCGCGCGGACGAGCGCTGCGTGATCAATGCACACCCGTGGAAGAAGCCCGGCACGAAGATGGCATGCGTGTGCCGCTTCGGTGGGTTCGGGGACATGATCCAGGCCTCCTCGATCCTCCCCGCCCTCAAGGACGAGGGGTGGGAGGTCACCTTCATGACCACCCCCAAGGGTGAGGACGTTCTCGCGCACGATCCTCATATCGATCGCTGGTTCATTCAGGACACCGACCAGGTTCCCAACCACGAGCTGCCGCAATTCTGGGACTGCTGGAAGAAGAAGTTCGACCGGTTCGTGAACCTCTCCGAGTCGGTCGAGGGGACGCTCCTCGCGATACCCGGGCGTGCCAACCACGGCTGGCCGGATGCGCTGCGGCGCAAGGTGATGGGGGTTAACTACCTCGAATTCATGCACGCGATCGCGGAAGTTCCGGGGCCGGCGCGACAGGCCTTCTACCCCACGGATGAAGAGTTCGAGTGGGCGTTAAAAGAGGTCGCGGCGTTGCACGGTTTCACGATCATGTGGGCGCTCTCCGGTTCGAGCGTGCACAAGGCCTACCCGCACCAGGACGCGGTGATGGCGAAGGTGCTGCGCGCCATTCCCGAGGCGCGCTTCATTCTGGTGGGCGATGCCGCCTGCGAGATCCTCGAAGCGGGCTGGCAGAAGGAGCCGCGCGTCATCCGCACCGCGGGCAAGTGGACGGTGAGGCAGACCCTCACCGCAGCCCGTGAGTGCGACATGGTGATCGGTCCGGAGACCGGGGTCTTGAATGCGGTCGGGCTCTGCCACAACACCAAGATCATCCTCCTCTCGCATTCGAGCCCGGAGAACCTGACGCGCGACTGGATCAACACCGACACCCTGGTGCCGGACGTGCCTTGCCACCCGTGCCACCGCCTGCACTACAGCCACGACTTCTGCCCCGAATGGCTGCAGCCGGTCGAGGAATCGAACCTCGTTAATGACGAGAAGGTGAAGCAGCAAATGATCGACCAGGGGCACGTTGTTGACGGGATGTTCCATACCGGCGCGGCGATCTGCGCCGCGGCGATCCCGCCGGAT